CGTGGTGGTGCTCGCGCTCGCGGTGAACCTGTTCCCGTATCACGGCGACCGGGCTACCGAGGTGATCGTCGCCATCCACCTACCCGTCGTGCTGTGGTTCGTGGTCGGGCTCGCCTACCTCGGCGGCGAGTGGCGCTCGTCGGATCGGCGGATGGACTTCTTGCGCTTCACCGGCGAGTTCATCGTCTACTACGCGCTGATCGCGCTGGCCGGCGGTGTGCTCGTCGGGCTGATGGACGGCGTGCTCTCGCTGGCCGCTGCCAACGCGGCGCAGGCCGTGTTCGTCTGGGTAGTGCCCGCCGGGGCAGCAGGCGCGGTGCTGGTCGCCGCCTGGCTGGTCGAGGCGAAGAAGAGCGTGATCGAGAACATCGCGCCCGTGCTGACCGCGATCTTCACGCCGCTGTTCGCCGCGATGCTGCTGGTCAGCACCGTGATCTATGCGGTGACGGCATTCGGCCGCAGCTTCGACCGCAACTCGCTCGGCCTGTTCGACGCGCTGCTGGTCGTGGTCGTCGGCTTGGTGATCTACGGCATCTCGGCCCGCAGCACGCGCCGCCCCGGTTTGATGGATGCCCTGCGCCTCACTGCGGTCGTCGCGGCCGTGCTGCTCGACCTGCTCGTGCTGGTGGCGATGCTCACCCGGGTCAGCGAGTTCGGCTTCACCGCCAACCGCGTCGCCGCCCTCGGCCTCAACATCGTGCTGCTGGTCGACCTCGTGGTCACGGCGGTCATCATCATCCGGATGCTGCGGGGTCGCACCCCGGTGCTCGCCCTCGAGCGCTGGCAGACCTCGTACCTGCTGGTCATCGGCGCCTGGGTGACGGCGGCGGTGCTGGTGCTGCCGGTGGTGTTCGGGTTCGCGTGAGGTGTGGATAGTTCTGACCGGTGATCCGCGATCTCTGCCACCCTGCGGGGCATGGTTCTGACGCTGAAGAAACGAATCGCCGGGCTTCTGGCCGAGGATCGCGGCGACGTTCCCGGCTGGGTGCTGATCACGCTCGTGATTGGTGTCTGATGCCGTCTATGCGGTGCGGCGAGTGAAGGTCCGAGCGGCGCGCGCCGCGGTCGCACCGGACATGACCTTCTGGATGCGCTTCGCCATCATCGTCCACCGGGGATCGGCAACGACCTCGGGCCGTTGCACCAAATGCATGAGCATCTGTGTGTACCTGGCCGGCGACACCTCGAACTCGGTGATGACCTGACCGATCGGCAGGCGCGGGTTCTGCTCGCGACGCTCCGCGAACTCCAGGATCCGGACGTCGAGGTCAGTGAGGGTGGGCATGGCAGAGACTCTGTCGCCGACCACCGACACGGCGCTACGCTGACGGCCATGAGCAGCCCCACGACCGGACCCGAGGCCGACGCACGACGCGCCGCCCTCATCGCAAAGATCGAGAAGCACAACGGCGAGCCACTGCCGAAGAGGGACGGTCCGCCGCCCAAGGATGACGACCTCGAGGCAGAAGTCGCGCCTCCCACCGCGCCGTCACCGTCCACACCCTGGGCCTTGGTCGTCGCGATCATCTGGGCGATCGCCGCCGTCATCATCGGCCTGATCTTCATCTTCGGCGTCAACTCTGAGACGTACGGCGGCGACGCGTACACCGGGATCGAGGGCGCGATCGTTCAGGCGGTTCACGCGGTCGGATGGGTCATCATCAGCACCGGCGCGCTTGGCGTCATCATCGCGGGGAGCCGCGTCCGCGACCGCCGGTAGCATCGCAATAGGTCGACCCCGGCCAAGACCCTTCGGGGAGGTTGTCGGGGCGACCCCTATTTCTTGACGCAGACGGCCGGCTGCTCGACCAGGAGCATGGCATGGGCCAGACGCGCGGCACCGCGGCATCCGTCGATCGCGGCATCGACCGGATGATGATGCGCGACCACGCCCCTCAGTCGCTCACGCCCGCCGAACTCGACCTCGAGCACGAACCCGTAACCAGGCCACCTCGAGCGCTCCCCTGCACCGCGTGGGTCAGATACGGTGCCGAAGCGATCCGTGTCGACGGGCTCGCAACCGCCTGGACCGCACGAGCCGTAGCGGTGAAGTGGAAGACACCCGACGATGTCGAGCATCGCGCCTGGCTGTGGGCCTCCGCCGTCACCGTTCGCAGCTAGCATGACGGCATGAGCGCGAACCGAAGCAAGCCCCGCCCAGGGGCCAGCCACAACGGAGGGACACTCCATGTTCGCAACCACGCTCTACCGCCTCTTCGGGCACCGCATCTGCTGCGGCCGCATCCCCGACTGGACCGCTCACGTCGGCCAGACCTGGGACACCTACGACCAGGCACCGCTCAACCTCTACAACGTGCTCTGGCGCATCCAGCAGATCATCCGCCGGAACGTCGCGTAGACGCACGAAAGGCCCCCGAGCCCGACTCTGAGTGAGTCGAGCCCGGGGGCCAGGAACGTGAGCTACTTGGTCGCGACGGCCGGGGTGCTCGAGTCGGTGCGGACCTGCACGCCGAGTTCGGATGCGAGGACCTGGAAGCCGTTCAGGACGATCAGGCCGATGGTGACGTGGTCGTACACCCCGCCGACGATCAAGGGCGTGAGGCCATTCAGCACAGTCAGCAGGACCGGGATGCCGGTCTTGAGGATGCCCTGCCACTTCACGGACGGCACCAGCGGGACGAGCAGGGTCACGCCGGCGCTCACGCCGACGATCGCGAGCTGGATGGCCGCCTTCCAGTCCAGAGCCCCGGACGGGATCGCGACGAGGGCGCCGAGGATGACGAGCGCGAAACTCAGCAACCCGGCCAGGTACTTGTTGATGGTCATGCGGTACTCCTTTAGATGTGGGTGATGATGTAGACGGTCACGCCGCCGAGAACGGTGACGATCAGGGACATGACGATCGCGGGCACCCACCGGGACGACCATGACGCTTGCTCGACGGCCGTCAGACGCTTGTCGATGGAGTCGAGGTCCTGACGCAGGTCGTTCATGGCGGGGTTGAGGGTGAGCCGCAGCTCGTTCAACGTGTTCTCTGTGCGGTGGCCCGTCTCGCGGATCTCGCCGATCGCGGCCCACATGTCTTCCGGGGTGACGATCACCGAGCCGGGGGGGATCGGGTGCTGAGCCGGGACCGCCACGATCAAGCCTTCTTGGGTGCGAACCCGCCGGTCACGGTGAACCCGAGGCTCTCGAGGGCCGACGTGATCTCGGCAGCCGCAGCGTCCCCGGCGAGCTTGCCCCATGCCGCGGGATCCGGGAGAGCGCTGGCGCTCGACCCCGCCTGCGATGGAAGCGGCTTGTAGACGCTCACATACGCGGCGATGTTGTCGCCCGAGTTGTCCTGCTGGTTCGCCCCCATCAGGACCATGTCTTGCGCCTTGTACTTGTCGACCTTCACGTACGCGGCATCCTGCGGCGAGCCGATCGCCCAGAAGTCGCCCGCAGCGATCTTCATCGGCGCAGCCGCCGTCGACGCGCTCGTCGCGTGCCAGATGAGAGCCTTCATGTCTTCGTCCTCCTGAGGGTGTGTGCTGGCGGGGAATCCGGCAGCGATCATGCTGGTATCGACCCGCCCGGCCACTCCGGGACAGGTTGCGGTCGACGTGTACTGCCACAGCGACCAGGCCGCCCAATGCGTCGGCTTCGGCGGAGTGCCTGGCGAGCCGTTGTTCGTCCCGTAGGACGCGACCCACAGGAACGCGCCCGTGGCTGCGACCGCTGACCAGTCCTGCGAGCGCTCCGGAGAGGCCGACATGTAGACGCCAATGTCAGCGATCCGCACCCCGCGGGCCAGCATCCGCTGCACCCACACGAGCACCTGCGCCGGCGACCAGGCCAGCCCGGCGCCTTCGACGTCGAGGATCATCAGATCCCCGGGCCGGTAGTCGCCGTTCGCCAGCATCCAGTCCGCACAAGCTGCTGGGGCGATCGCGGGGCCGTTGAAGAAGTACGACCCGATTGGCAGGCCCTGAGCGCGCGCGGCTGCCCGGTTGGCCAGGTAGACCTTGTCGAGATACAGGCCGCCATCAGCGCCGCCCTCGCGCATGATCACCAGCTGCACACCGGCAGCCTTGACCGCGGCGAAGTCCGGGTGGCCCTGGTAGGTCGAGATGTCGATAGCGGTCATGGTCAAGCCACCGAGAAGGAGAAGGAACCGAACAGGGTGGCGCCCGCGCCGAGCCCAGACGAAGGGTTCACCTTGATGTTTCCGGACGTGTCGATCGAGTAGGCGATGGGGATAGTTCCACCGTTGTTGACGCCGCTGAAGATCGTGAGCGGGTCGATCGTGGGTCGGAACCCCGCCGGCAGCGTCGCGATCGTCGTCCCCGCGCCCGGGGCAGCCGTAGTGGTGGTGTTGGCGTTGACGAAAGCGAAAGCACCAGTGACGACGTTGCCGTTCTTCCGGAGCACCTGCGTGTAACCCGACAGGTTCGTGATCCCCGAACCGAGGGAGTATGAGCCCGACGACGACGCGGGGACGCTCACCCACGATGACCCGTTCCACCGAAGCAGCCCGAGGGTGGAGTCGTCGATGTAGTCGCCGACCACAGGTGAAGCCGGGTAGTCGGCGGCGGTGGAGGTCTTCACGATTCCGCCGGCGGCAGACAGGACCGCGGTGGTGAGGGTGAACGTCGGCGAACCGGTGCCGGACTTGGGCACGTTGAACACGCCGATCAGGAACGAACGCGCCGGTGTTGCCGGTTGGGCTGGCGACGCCGAAGCCACCCCCTGCGTGTAGACGAGGGTGCCGCTCGCGACTCCGGTGGAGTCCTCCGCGTTGTCGGACACCAGCAACGTGAGGATGTCCTTGCGCGGATTCGTCGCATCCTGTGCAGCGATCGTGCCGGTCGGTGAGCCGGTGATCGCGAAGAGGTACGGCCCAGCCTCAGCGGCCGTCTGAACATCGACCGCGCCAGCGAAGCTCTTCACCGCGGTCCAGTTCAGGCCGCTCATGGTGATGCAGTCGGTCGGGGTGTTCGGTCGCAGACCCGACCGGATGCCGAGCGGGCGGGTGGAAGTGGCGCCGCCGAGGATCGCCGCGAGGGTGTCGCGCAGCATCCGGCCCGTGTAGAGGGGAACGCTCGAGATAGCGTCGAGCGGGTAGACGGCGACAGCCATGGAACTCTCCTCAAACGGGGGGTAGACAGAACGGATCAGCGGCGGTTAAGTGAGCGGGCCATGAACACGAATCAGAAGTTGCCCAGCGACCGCCTCATGCAGCGCACCCACCCGGGGAAGGTCGCCGCGATCGTCGGCGCGGCCGTGCTGGCTGTCGCGGTCGGGACCGGAGCTGGGTCGGTGTGGGCGGCACGCCAGGCGAACACGGCCCCGGCACCGCGCGCGGTCGCCGAGGCGCCGCTGCTGTCCCACGCTGAGGTCACTGAGTCGGAGCAGATCGCGCAGGACAGCCAGCAGGCCGCAGCTGACGAGCAGGCGCGTGAGGACGCCGCGGCTGCTGCGGCAGCTGCAGCGGCTGCAGCGCAGCAGGCCGCTGCTCAGCAGACAAGCAGCACGCGCCACCCATCAGGGACGCCGCTCCCGTTCTACCCGTCGAACGATCCGCAGAACGCCAACGGCGGCGACTACGCCGACCCTGGCACGTACTGCGAGTCGGGGTCAGCGTCCACCGTCAACGGCGTGCCGACCTGCGACTAGCTCTGCTCGAGCTTCGCGACTCTCTCGGCGAGGGCCTGCAGTTCGCCTCGTAGCTCGTCGTTCTCTTCTGCGAGCTGTTGTGCGGCGTCTATGGCCACGACGGCGAGACGTTCGTAGTGGAACGACCACGGCTCGCCTTTAGCGTCGAGCACGACAAGTTCGGGGTAGTCCTCCAAGAGGTCGTCGGCGATGACACCGATCTCGAACGGAACCGTGTCGGTGTCGCGGCCTTCCATGTCCGCGAGGATCCACGCCGAGCGGAGCCGGTAGATCACGGGTTGGATGCGGCGCCACGGCGAGCGGCTGAAGTCGGAGATGTCGCGCTTGAACTTCCTGGCTGACGCGGTTGCCAGTACGTTCCCCGAAATGTCGATCCAGGCGGACACGTACCCGGTAGCTACTTGGTGATTTCGCGCGTAGACGGAGACAAGGGTGCCGTTGGGGGCGACCACGTTGCCGCCCGCGTTCACGTCGGTGCCGGCGGTGACTGTGGTGCCGGCGGTGACCGCACCTGCTGAGGCGAGCGTCCCCGGAACCGTGATCGAGCCAGTGACCTGCAACGATCCGTCGACCTTCAGAATGCCGCCCGACCCGATCTGCGAGGCCGCCAGACCACGCGACGCAGCCTGCTCCTTCTGCGCCCGCTCAAGGTCTTGCCGCTTCCGCACCGCCACATCGGCCCCGTACGGGATCCTGCGCACCGCACTACTCATAGAGGTCTCCAGGTAGAACGAGGACGGGTGAGATGGTGCGGGTACCGGTCAGGGTGCGCTCCCACCCAGCGGCGCGTGCTGACCCGCTGATGCCGTCAGGAGCGAACGCGGGAACAGTGCCAGCGACCGAGTAGCCGACATCGTCGCCCAGGTTCCAGTCGACACCCAGCTGCGGCGCATCATGCAGATCAGCGGTCAACGTCAACGACGACGTCCCACCTTGAAGGACGGCGAGTTCGTCAGTGGCGTGCCCGTTGAGGGTCGCCACGTCCGTGATCGACGTGGATGGTGTGAACCGGTACTCGAACGTGGGTCGTTCCGGGTCGTTCGAGATCATCGGCGTCGACTGAGGCCGCAACGTCCCCTGCCCGGACGACACCGCGACGACGGATGTGGCGCCGTTGCTGGCCCCGTAGTCCTCCGTGAACTCGAAGTCCTTCACGTTGCCCGGCAGGTCGAACTGGGCTGCCGGGTTCGTCCCGGCGACAGGGCTGGAACCGATCCGGGTCCCGACGTACGCGACGAAACCGATGTGGGTGTTGTCCACCCACTCCAAACCGATCGTCCACTCCGGGCCGCCGATGATGCCCATGAAGTCGACGAGGGCAGAGTAGATCGTCTTGTCGTCCTGATCCAGGAACGTCTTGTCGCGGAGCGTGCCTGGCACACCGTCGAGATTCACGACCCGCAACGGGATGCCGTTGTTACCGCCGGCACCATCGACCACGATTCCGAGCAGGGTCGTCAGGATCGCGTTCTGCCCGGTCGCGGTGAACGTCTGAAAGCCGGTGTATCGGCGGTCGAGGTACCCCTCACCGGTGATGAGGTCGAGGTCGACGATGTCTGTCTGGTTGCGGCGGCGTCGCGTGACGAGGCCGCCCCAGCGGGGGATGCCGCGCGGGTCGAGAGGGCTGTCCTCGACAAGCACCAGGATCGCGGCGCCCTTCTTCGTCGCCCTCTTCCACAGCGGCGGGGCGACATCCGGGGCAATCGGCAGGTGCGCGGTCGCGGTCTCATACCTGCCGATGGTCTGCTTGATCGTGTCGCCCTCGATGGTGAGCAGCGGCATCTCGGTGATCATCGCCCCGTCGCGGGCGGCGAACGCGATCCACGTGTCGGTCATCAGGCCGCCGGCGTCGCGTTGATGGTGAGCAGGGCGCCGGCGTCGAAGGACGCCGCGGAGAAGCCCCAGATGTTCGCGCCGACGTCGAACCCGGACCAACCCCTCGAGGTCACCAGACCGTTGCGGCCTGCCTGACCCTGCGCGAGGACGGTGTGCTTGTCCATGTCGATGTCGATCCACTCGCCAGAAGCGAGCACCTGGCTCGTGCTCCACAGCTGCGTGCCGGTTCCGCGGTGCAGGATCGACGGCTGGTTGCAGGGGCCGTCGATCCGCGCTTTCACCTTGCCGACCTGGGTTCCGTCGTTGGTCAACGCGATCTGACCCGACACGACCGTCGCGCCGATCGAGAACGGCACGTTGAGCGGGACCGACAGACCACCGGACGTCGCCGGCAGATGTGTGGTGCCGGTGTAGGTGGTGCCGAAGAAACGCCCGTCCAGCGCGACCAGCATGATCGAGTACGTCGCGAACAGGTTCGTGACCTTCTGCACAATCGTCTCACCCGCACGGCGGGTGTTCAGCGACCGGATCCGCCCGGACTCGTTGAACGTGGTGACGAACTCCGCGTTCGTGACGGTCGCCTTCAGTAGGTCGAGCGCCGCGTTCAACGTCGCCGGGTCGTTCGCGCGGATCGTCCCGGCGATCGTCGGATACCGCGGGCCGTCGAAGCTTTCACCAGCCCACGCACCCGGACGGCGGGGCTTCTTCTGCACGTCGATGTCAGGTGCGGGCTGCCCCATCCCGGTGAGACCGTCTTGGTTGATCAGCCAGACGGTGCCGTTTGAGTCGACAGACCCGAGAGTGATGACTCCGCCAAGGTTCACGGTTGTCGAGGAGGTGACGCTCATGCTGCTAGCGCCTCCGACTGTCGCATCGCATCGACGATGGCCGCGCGCGGGTCAGCCTGCGTGATGACACCCCAGTGATGGTGTGTCTCCTTCTTCTGGGCACCCGCAGCCCCCGCCGCCGCGACTGTCGCCATCGCGCGGCCAGGATCCTGGTTGAACATCTTCAAGAACGGGCGTCCCTGGTTCGCGGCGGCGGTGCGGATGACCTCTTCGCCGACTGACAGTCGTGTGCGAACCGAGTCGGAAGTCGACGACCCCGGACCGGTGACCGTCCCCGACGTGCCACCGTCAGCGAACCCGACAGTGCCGCCGTTGGCGTGCCCGATCGTGCCACCGTCGGCGTTCGAGCTGACCTTCACGGAAAGTCTCATGTCGGTCGGGATCGTCTGGGCGACGAACGCGGCCCACGCGGCGAGCTTCTTCCGCGCCTCCGCGTCATCGACGTCGAGCTTCGTCGGCGGCACCTTCAGGTTGGCGACGTCGTACAGCTTGTCGATGTACGCCTGCACTGCCGGCGTCAGGTCGCCCTGTGCCTTCAGCTGCGCTTCGATGGCGTCCTTCGAGTCCTTGTACGCCTGGACAGCCTTCTCGGACGAGCCAGTCTGCTTCCCGATCGCCTCCGCGGCTTGCTGCGCCGCCTGCACCTGCTGCTGGATCGCCTGCTGGTTCGCGACCGCCGCTTTCGTCGACCCGTCGACCACTTGCCCGTTCTGCCGGAATGAGTCCAGCAGTGAGTTGTTCGCCGCCGACAGGCCCGTCTGCGCTTGCGCGACCGACAGTGACCCACCATTCAGCAGCGTGAGCGCGTTCGTGAGCAGCGACGATGCGTCGTTCTCCTGCACCATTGCAGCAGTCGTCGCCTTGAGCTGATCCTCCGACTGCTTCTGCGCCGCCTGCGCAGCCAGATAGACGGGCAGTGAGTCGCCGTATGAGGCCGCGAGAGCGGTCTGCGCATCGAGCTGCGCCTTCGTCGTGATGGTCGTGAGACCTTGCGCGGAGGCAATGTCGTTGTACGCCTTGATGGCGTCCTTGATGGACGTCTGCTGTGCCGCGTACTCGGCGGTCAGCTTCTGCAGTTGGTCGGCGAGTTTCGCGGCAGCCTGCGTCTGGGCGCCTGCGACGGTGTCCGCTGCCTTCGCGTTGGCCTGGTCCATCTGGTGCAGCTTCTCGGTGAGCGCGGCGATCTTCTTCGCGACGACGTCCTGCGCGTTTCCGTTGCCGAGAGTCGCATCGGTGAGGGTCTTGTTGGCGATGCCGAGCTTCTGCGCGATCGCGAGCGCACCGCTCGTTTCGAGGTTGTTCGCGGCTTGCGCCTTCGTGTGCTCACCGATCACGCCGGCGTCCTGCTGGATCGCCGCGGTGTAGTTGTTCACGGCGTCGGTCGCGTTGTTCGTTGCGGCGGCCGCGGTGACGGCGACGGCGGCGACAGCGGAGATCGCGGCTGCGATCCACCCGACGACCGGGATGGCTGTCTCGACGGACAAGCCCAGGAGGGTGACTGCCTTCGACACCAGGTTCACCACCTGGGGGACAGCGGTGAACAGTTGGAACGCGCCGTAGGCGGCGAGAGCTCCAGCCGCGATGACAGGCAGCACGGGCCCGAGCTGGGACAGCAGGGTGAGGACGTTCCCGACGATGGAGATGATGCCGAGCATCACCGTCCCGAGCGGCTGCAAAGCCCCGAGGACGGAGACGATGCCGTGCAGGAGTGACCCGAGAGCGTTCGCCACCTGGGGGAGCGCGACTGAGGCGTCAGCAGCCCATTTCGCGAGCCCCCCGCCGGTGGTCCACTTCTGGAACCCGACGGCGAGCTGCTCGACGTACACGCCGCCCTGCAGGAACAGGGGCAGGAGGGTCTTGAACCCTGAGATGAGGGTCGACAGGACAATGTCGCCCGTCGTGCCGAGCAGGCCCGAGAATAGACGAATCTCGCTGTTCAGGGACGGCATCTGCGAGTCGATCAGGTCAACAGCCCGCTGGAACGACACCAGCATCGCCACCGCTGCCGTGTTGGACAGTTGGTCGAGGTCGCCCTTGAGCAGGTGCAGGCCACCGGAGAACACGTTCCCCGCGGCGTTGCCCTGAGCCATCGCGTTCTTGATGCCGAGGACCGCGAGAACACCAGCAGCACCCATCCCCAGCAGGGAACCGGTCACGGTGGCCGCGTATCCGGCCAGCGCGGCCATGAGCGGCAGCAGGGCGGCGACAACGGCGAGGACGGTCTGCATGTACCCGCCACCGCCCGCACCTGCCGTGCTGGCGCCGGATGATGCTGGGGTGGTAGGCGGTGGGGTGGCGTCGTTCGCCTGCGACCGCTTCAGCACCTCATTCGCGGCCGCCAGCGCGAGGGTCGCGCGCTCCTGAGCGTTCTCAGCCCGAGCCGCGGCAAGATGCCCCGCCGCGACCTGCAACGACGATGCGCTGTCCCGCGACTGAATGTCGTCCAGACGCTGGTAGGCGAGCTTCAGCGCCTCCGTCGCGATCGACTGCCGCTTCGTCGCCTGCTCCACCGCAGCCTGCGCCGCCACGGTCTTCGCGGAGGCCTTGACCTGGTCGTCGCCGAGCTTGTTCACCGCCCGGTCGACGGTGTCGATCTTCGCGACCGCCTCATCGACCGCAGCCTTGACGTGCACGGTCGGGTCAGACGTGGCGAGCTGATCGGTCCGCGCTTGCGCCCGGTCCATGCCCTTGTCGAAGTCGGACAGCTCCGCCTGGACATGGGCAACGATCGAGCCCTCTTCGGTGGGACCAACAGACATCAGATGGTCCTCTCCGGTGGGTTATCAGGGGGGATGAAGTGGGCGCGCAGCAGGGATTGCGGGTGCGCGAGCAGGCCGGCGACTTTCACCCCGAACCACCGCCACGACCGGCGCGGCAGCTCGTCCTCAAGCTCGAGGTGGTGGACGGTCGTGAAGTCGATCTCGATGAGCCGCCACTGCTCGATCAGGTCCGCCCAGTTGAAAGCGGTCCCGTCGTCTACAGACTTGTGGGGGACGTTCTCGTAGAGCTCGTAGATGCCTGTGATGGGGTCTTTCTCGCCGACCCCGTACCGGTCGAGCGCTGCGATGCCCTCCGCGCTGCTCGGTTCGGCGTCAGGTACGCCGTCACCACTTTTGGGTCGCCACCGGTCGCCCAGATGATCTCCGCCGTCGCCCGGCCGCGCTGGAAGTCAGCGAACGCTGTCGCGGAGGCGCGGAGGATCGCCGCGGCGGGCACGTCGTCCTTGACCATCTCGTCGTATGCGGTGCCGAGGAACATGTGCAGGAACTCGTCGTCGGACAGCTTCGGGCCCTCGGGGTCGTCCTGCATGGCCGTGAACTTCAGACCATCTGACAGCGACACTTCCGGGATCGTGTAGTCCTTGCCCCGGATGGGCAACACGAGCGGGTCTGTGACCTTCTCGTAATCTTCGAACCTCGACATGGGGGACCTTTCCTTCGGGGATTGGGGATGAGGCCGGGGCGTGTCCGCATCCCCATACGGACACGCCCCGGGGTTCAGGCGGCGAGACGCGCCAGGTACTTGCGGGTCGCGGTCGTTTGGCAGACTTTGCATTTGCGCCAGACCTTGGGAGCACCGTCCGTCGACACGGTTCTACGGATGTAGATGCTCTCGGGCGTGAGTTCATGGCCGTTGACGCAGTGCGTGCGGCCCACGCTCCGATGCGTCCCGTGCTTCAGCGCGTCACGCATGTTCCCGTTGCGGGTGTCGTACCGGAGGTTTGTGGCCGAGTTGTTCAGCAGGTCGCCGTCGTTGTGACAGACGTCATGGCCGCTCGGCCGCTCACCGTGGAAAGCCGCAGCGACGAGATGATGCACGTACCTCGTCGCCGGTCTGCTGTCCACGCACAGCGTCACTGTGCGGTAGCCCCGACCGGAAGATGCCTGCTTGAGGTCGCGGTTCGCGCGGATGGAACGGACGCGACCGAGACTCGATACTGCGTAGGTGGACTCGTAGCCCACCACAGGTAGCCAGACCTCGGTCGCGTCCGTCATGTTCAAGACCTCGTGTACGGGAACGAGCTGGACGCGCCAGCGGCGTTGGTGACGACGATCGCCGCGGAACCAGCGGAACCGGCAGGCATGACCGCGACGATGACGTTGTCGGACAGGACCACCCAGCTGGTGGCGTTGGTGCCGCCGAACTTGACACCCGTCGTCGCGACAGTGCCGAGGAACCCGGCACCGTAGATCGTGACCTGACCGGCCGCGGCGACACCCGACGGGGTCGCCGACGTGATCACCGGGACCGCAGGGGACGCGTACGGGTTGGCGATGCGGGTCAGGACACCGTCACCCTTGAAGGTGCAGGTGATCTCCGCCACATCGACGGTGGTCGTCTTCGACTGGTTCCAGTCGATGAGCGCCCGACCCGACCAGGCGTCGGTGCCGCCGTTCTTGTCGTACCAGCGGGTGTAGGCGCGGGCGGCGTCCCCGAACTGGAACCGGGTCGCCTCGAGCAGCGCCTGCCCGGGGTCGGACGGCAGACCACCGGTCGTCGGCATCTCGAACTTCGAGACGACCTGCCACCCGGTCAGGGTCTTCTCGTACGAGTCGAACCCGTTCGTGTCGTAGTTCGCCGTGGACGGCATGGTGGGGGTTTCCGTCGGCGCGAAGTCGGTGCGACCACCGAGCGGAACCCAGGTGGTCCCGTCGACCGAGACGTCCTGCTTGAACCGGCGTGCGAGAGCGAATGACACTGTGTGCCTCCTAAAGGCGTTGGGGCGTGAGAAATGCCCCTCACCGTCGCGGTTCGGGGTCGGGCGCTGACGGGGTGTCAGCAGCGGGGATGCTCGGTTACCAGGACCCGCCAGCGGGCCGCAGCGCAGTGGGCGCGGCGGCGATGTCCAGGTAGTACTTGTCCGCGCGTTCGCTGCGCGTGAGCGCGTCTTCACCCATTGGGACGGACGAGGTACGGAACATCTGCACCACCGTGACGGTGCCGAAGATGTCGCCGGTGCGACCGTGGAGCAGGTCGAAGATGTCGTCCATGAACGAGTCGACGTCGAGCGGTTCGTTGCGCACACCTCGGCCGGCGACCTGCAGCATGGATCGGCCGAGAGGGTTGGTGATCTCGTCCGTGAGGGGCACCAGGTTGAGGACCACGACACGATCCGGGACACCGGTACCGTCGGCCATGATCTTCATCAGGATCCCGGTCTGATCCGCCGTGTACGTGCCGTTCGGGCTCCAGGTCGCGATGCCGGCGCCCGCGATCAGCTGGGCGATGCCGGTGAGTACGTCGGAGGTGGCGGTCACTTGAACACCTCGTCGCGGATGATCCCGATGACCGTCTGCGCTTCCTCCACCACGGTCCGCTCCAGGAAGAACGACTCGCCCGCGTTGTGGGTCAGGGGTGCGCCGAACCTGCCATGCCGGTAATAGACGCCCTCGTGCTGGTACAGGGCGTATGGGCCCGGGTAGTAGAGCGCGCCGACGAGGCCGACGACGGTGACACCACCGGATCCGGCCAGGTTGCCTGTCTCCACCGGCACGCGGGGCGTGACTTTCCCGCGGAGATACTCAGTGCCCTTCGCGATCGCCGCCGGCAGCTTCGCGTGCACCTCGTCACCGATGGCGCCGAAGTCGATACCGATCGTCCACCCGCTGGCCATGAGTGCTCCTAGGTGAGTTTCACGGCGACGTGGTCAGGCAGCCCGAGGGTGCCGGAAGTGTTCAGGTTCGCCCGGATCACCCGCGACACGACGCCATCGATCGTCACCCGCGAGTTCACGGTGAACAGCGGCGCAGCAGCGGGGTAGGTGTAGACGGTCGTGGACGACACCACCGTCTCCGTATCCGATGTGCGCACCAACTCCGACGACGGATCAACGAAGCAGCCGGTGCCCGTTGCAGGGTCGAGGGTGACAGGTGCAGCGAACTGGTCGACCCCGTACCCGGAGGTGCCGGTGAAGGTCTCCACGACCACCGTGTGGACGTACAGCTTCGCGACACCCTGCGGGCGGACCATCAGCCGACGATCCAGGGGACACCGAGGATGATGCCCGCCTGCCGGAGGATGCGGGACGCTTCCAGGCAGATGCCATTCACCAGCTGCCCCTGCGCCTCGAGGGACGCGGCAGCGTCCGCGTAGGTGATCCGGGCTGTGCCGATCCCGACCGCCGACTCCACCACACCAGACTCGAGCGTGCCGCCGGCGAGCGGGTCGATCGAGAACGTGGCCAGCGCGGCTGCGTGGGCGCACGTGGCGTCGTTGAACGCCTGCAGCACCACCGAGTCGGTCGGCATCCCTGTGGTCGGGTCGGCGGCGTAGAACGCTGTCTCTGTCGCCTCCCGGACCGCGAACGAAGCCGTCCGCAGCAGTTGGGTTGCGTTCGAGGGGATCGCGGTCGGGGCCATCCACGCCGTCAGGTCGGTCGGGGTTGCGTAGACGGTCGCCATGATGGTCCCCTTCCGCTACTTGCTGGGTGTGGTCGGCTCAGCGGCTTCGTCGGCAGCGATCTCCGCGTCCCATGCGAGACGCTCCTTCACTTCCTTCAGCTCCTTCGACGTGTACACGACCTGCGGGTCGGGCTTGCCGAACAGTTGCGGGTGCGCCTTCTTCGCGTCGGCTTCCTTGACCTCGGACCACCCGGGCAGCATGAACCGGTTGCCGGCGGGGGTCGTCTCGTGGAGGTATTTCTCGAAGTGCTCATCCGTGACCGAGTGGATCGCGCCCTCTTCGTTCTTCACGTACTTCGTCATCGGTGTCTCTTTCTCGTTGGGGACCTAGCGGACACAGAACCCGCCCGGGCGTGTGGAAGTCGCACGGGCGGGAACTGTGACGGTTAGGACAGGACCGTGAAGCCCTTCTCGTCGCGCAGCTTCGCCACGCCGTAAAGGATGTCCGTGGTGCACTGCACGCCGAGGTTGTCGGCGCTGTACGACAGCGTCACCCGCAGCACCAGGCCCGACACCGGGTCCTTCACGACCGCCTGCGCCGCACCCGTGCCCGCGGGGGCGTCGGGAAGCGAGCGGACGGCCATGATGATGGCGCCCGGGTCGAGGGCCAGGTTCTTCGTGCTGTTCGGGGTGCCGGCCACGACGGGGACGAGCTGCGACTCGTGGATGCGGACCCCGTACAGGTTGTCCGTCACGAGACCGGTCGTCACGTCACCGCGGGCACCCTCGTTGAAGGCGAAGAACTGCTGCAGCGAGCTGTCGGCCAGCAGCGCCGCGGTGTCCTTCGTCGAGATGACGATGTTGCGGTTGCCGCGGACGATCTTGTTGTCGGTGAACTTCTTGTTCACCGCGCGGATCGCGGCCGCCGACAGGTCGGTGCCGGAGGTGCCGACGGAGCCGGTGAAGGACGAGTACAGGGCGAACAGGTCGGTCTCGACCTGCTCCGCGAGCGGGGGGATCGCGGCCTGCATGTACGCCTGCATCGCGACCGGGTTCGCCTGCGCGCGGGTGAAGTCCTCGATGAGGAACGTCACTTCCTTGTGCTTGTTCAACGTCACCGTCGTGTCGGTCGACGTCGGGGTCTGCTTCGTGACCGGCGTGTTCGTCGCCTTGTCGTTCGCGACGAACGTGCCCGGGTACGGGATGTGCAGCTTCGACCCGACCGTGAACGACGCCACGTCGGAGTCCTTCGTGACGAGCGGTGCGAGGACGATGTTCGCCCGCAGCACCTCCAGCGCCGTGTTCGCCCAGATCTCCGGGATGAACGGCAGCGCCACCGTGTTGTTGATGTTGGCCATGCTGTGTGTGCTCCTTAGCTGGTGATTCGGCCCTCAGTGAGGGCCGCGAGGATGTCGGTTTTGTTGGCCTGGTAGAAGGCCGGGTCCGCGAGCTGGGCTCGCGTGTAGGTGCGGGTGACGCCGGACCCGCCGGCGATGTCCGCGCCTCCGACAGCCGCCACCTGGGAAGCTCGGAGTTCGGGGTTCTTGCTGATGTACTCGGCCACCCGGGCGTTGACTGTCGCCTGGAAGTCGGCGCTGGTGGGGTCGAGGTCTTGGAGGATGCCGTCGCCGAGGACGGCGGCACGTGCGAGGGGCTTCGCTTTCGCTTCGGCGAGGGCATCAGAGAGGGCGGAGCGGATGGTGAGGTCGCGGATCGTGGTGTCCTTCGCCGCCAACTGCTGCGCGAGTTCGGCGGGGTCGACGGTCTTCGCCGCTTCCGCGAGGCCGAGTTCCTTCAGCAGCTCGGCGCGGGCCTGGGCCTTGGCGTCGTCGCGGGCCTTGACGCGTTCCTTCGCGGCTTCGGCGTTGGCGTCCTTCACCATGCGTGCAGCGGTGGCGGGGTCCTTCGCCCAGTCGGGGATGTCGTCGGCGGTCGGAGCGGCCGGAGGTGTCGTGCCAGCCGGGGCAGTGGGCGCGACGGGAGCCTGAGGGGTTGTGGTCGCTTCGACGGTCGCCGCGGGCTCCACGGTGGCGGTCGTTGCGGGTGCTGCAGGGGCGGCCGCCGCCGGGGCAGCCGTGGTGGTGGTGTCGCTCATGGGGTGTCTCCTCCGGGCGCCAGGCCCGTATCGGATGGGGTTACCCGCGCCAGGCGGGACTACTGAAGGGACGGCAGCTTGAGGTGGTCGTCCGCGAGGTCGAGCTGCTCGCGACGTGACCGGCGCAGCAGGCCCGTGTCGTTGATGAACGCCCGCATCCGCGCCTGCGCGGCCAGGACATCCGCGCGAGCGTCAGCCCTCGCCTCGCCGGTGCGGGCGTATTCGAGAGACCGTTTCGCCTTCCGGATCTCGAGCTCGAGGCGGCGTTGCTTCTGCGTCAGGTCGTACTTGACCTGATCGTCCGGGGTCCACTCCTGCGGCTCCGGCAGGTGCGTCACACCGGGCAGGTACGGCAGGAGGACGTGGCGGCAGTTCGGGTGCCACAGGCCAGCAGCGCGCGCCTGGTCGATGGTGGCGTGCGCCCGCGGGTCATCAGTGATGGAGAGGATGCGGTTCTGCCACGGGAAGCACAGCGGGCACGGGTGGCCATCATCCGAGACGGTGAACAGGTCAATCCCCGCCGCGGTCATCACCTGCATGTGGGAGTCGTTGTACGCGCGCATCGCCGTCGTCCTGACCGACATCTCCACGTACGCCGACAGCGACCAGTCCCGGCCCGACCTGTCGGTGAAGCCGGTGACGCCGCGGCGCACATACTCGCGCCACGCGTACGCCTGAGCTTGCGCCGGCGTGTACCCCTCACCGAGCACCTGACCGGCGCCAGCGGGCGGGGAGATGATCTTGTAGATGTCGTCCGGTAGACGGGTCAGGCGGCGGCGCACATCCTCGAGCGGGGACATCAGGTCGTCACGGATGGCCTGCACTGACCGGATGCCGTGCGGGACGGAGAAGTCGAACGGTTCCCCGCTGAGGGTCAGGTCGGTGCCGGGCGGTTTCCGGCCACCACCACCGATGCGGGCCAGTTCGGTACCCGCGTCGTGTTCCCCAGCCCGGATCGACAACCTGGCCAGCAAGGGCACCAGTGAGGCGTCCTGCCGCACGAGACGGACGTTCACCTGACGCACCAGGCGCCGCAGCGACGACAGCGCCCGCAGTTGGGTGATCGGATCAGGTGTCACCTGCTGCAGGATCCGCGCCACGGCACCAAGGAGCTGCTGCTCGGCGAGGATGTACTGCGCGATCAGAGCGGCGAGAGCGGCCTGGAACTGCTGGTCAGGGGTTTGCTGGACCATTCAGGGCCGCTTCCTGCTTACTGATCACCGCGGTCGTCTTCTTGTCCGCAGCAAGCTGCGCGGGATCGGCAGACACGCCCGCCTGACCGGCTTTCACACCACCGGTCGCGGATGCGTTGTCCGCCTGCGCAGCCCACAGGTGCGCGATCGTCGGGTCGGGCAGCATCGACAGGTCGTCCTTGATCTTCGCGACCTCGACATCTACCTGGTCTTGGGTCCAGTCGTCGTGCAGGAGTTTCACGCGTTCCTCGACCGACATCGACTCGGACACGTTCAACAGTTGCAGGGTGCGGGCCATGACCTCGGGGTTCACGGCGTCGGCGTCAGGGAACTCAACCTCCGGCAGGGTGTCCTTCGGCCGGCCGGGACCGTTGAAGACGTGCTGGTCGACGTCGAGGAGCGCGGCGGCGATGTGCGCGATGCCGGGGCGGGCGGCGACGATCTTCGACGACCGGGTCAGGACGGTCAGTTTCTCGCGGGCGATGGACTCCGTCGCGGTGATGGTCGTGTCGGTGGTGTCGCCGAACGACTGCGCCGAGTACCCGCACGCGGAGTACACACGCTCCAGCAGACCGGAGATCGTTGCGGCGTGCTCCTTGTCACGGATGCCCGGCTGGAACGTCTTGATGAACGACTCGACGTTGCCGCCCTGCGCGTTCGGGTTCAAAGACCCGACCTGATCGCCGAGCTCGGTGAAGATTTCCTGGTCGGCGTTGAACGCCGCACCGTTCCCGGCGCCCAACGTGGTCAGCATCCCCTTCGGGACCATAATCCGCGTCTTCGCCAACCGGATGTCGCGCATCCATGACGTGTACGCCTCATCGAGGGCGTCCATGAGGTCTTCGGCACCGTCGAAGTCGGAGCGGCCCAGGTTCTTCGCGACCGGGTCTTTCCGCCACTTCCGGTTCGGTTGCACGTTCGGGATGTACACGGCCGTCATCAGCTCGGAGCCGGTGTCGACGGTCGCGTTCTCACCCACCATGGCGGCGAGCGGTGCAGCGTCCGGGTGCTCCGTCAACGGCACACGCCGCCCCAGGTCACCGATCGACTGGGAGAAGTACAGGCCCCACTCGATCGACCCTGGAGTGTGCCGCTCGAGGAGCATGTACACGCCACCCTGGCCGGCGATCGGTGCGAGCTTCGCCCAGAAAGTCACCCCCGTCAGGTGCCCCCACCGGAACTCCGGGATTGCAGCGTCCGCTGGGACGGTGGTGAGGAACGGGCGATCCTTCACGACGTTCTGATCCCACGTGACCCGCAGGAACGCGCCACCGTGAGCGGCCGCGAACTCGGCAGCCTCCAGGAAGCGGGCGTGTGCTTCGTCGTCGAGGAGTTCCTCAAGCCGGTCAGTCGCGGTCGCCTCAGGGGTGTCCTTCGGGACGACCGCCTTCGGCACCGGTGTGCCCTCCGCCGTCGCGGCAGGATCGTCAGCCTGGTCGGACCGTTCCGGCTCCGGGAACCGGATCTGCGGCATCTGCTCGAACAGGGTCGACGCGGACATGCGGGCGATCTCCGACGCGACGGGGACGTGCAGCTTGTTCGGCTGCTGCGACACGTTCGTCGGCGTCGGGGTGCTCCAGAACCGGCGACGCACCTGACCCCACAGCGACGTCTTCGTCTGCATCCGCGTCGTCGCGTACAGGGTGGAGAGCATGTCGGCGTCGCCGGTGTACCAGGCATCCCAGACCTGGTAGGCCTCGTATGCGTTGTCGAACTCGATCGGGGGCCACTTCATCGGCTGCTCAGGCAACGGCACGGTGCAGCCTCCTAGACGGGTTGGATGAAGCCGCGCCAAACTGACTCGGTGGTGGTGACGGCGTACCTGAGTGCGTCCGCCCAGTGGTCGGCGACCTTCACCGGCTTGTCTTCGCCCTTGTCGGTCGCTTTCGGGTCCCACGAGTAGCCGGGGATCTCGCGCAGCAGGTTCGGGCACCGGTCGGTGATGATCAACTTCCCGGCGGACAGCAGGGAAGCGACGGTGGAGATGCCGTAGCTGACGCTGTTGTCGGCGTCGCGGATGTTCGGGATGCTGTCCGCCTGCAGTTGGACTTTGAAAGATGCGGCGGCGGGGTCGAGGAACACCCACTCCGGTTCGAGAACCGAAGGTGTCGGAAGGTGCGCGCTGGTCAGCCAGCCGCGGAGGCCGGCGGACAGTTCCTGATCGGTGAGGCGCGTTGAGGTCTGGGCGGGGTTGTGGCCCCACTCGTCGACCGCGTACAGCACCGACCCGGTCCGGGCGCCGTACTGGTCGAACGTGTCCGCCAGCCCCAGGAGGACAGCGGCGGTCGGGTTCGTGGTGCCGTAGTCCACACCCACCGCCAGCAGGCGTCGCATCGGCGGGAGGGCAGCCCAGGGGATCACATGCCGGGACTCGTCCCACATGGAGTAGATCGCACCCTCAGCCGCCACCCACTCGCCGAGGATGAAGCGGCGATACCAGAGGCCGGTGAACTCGCGTGAGATCGACTCGATGTACTCGGGTGTCAGCGACGGGTTGTCTTTGAGGGTGAAGTGGAAGCGTCGCCAGTCGGGCAGTTGCTCGAGGCGGTCGAGGAAGCGGCGTTTCAGCCAGTGGGCCGGGTTGTCCGGGTTGGTGGTGCCGAACAGTTGCGCACCCTTGACGGACATGCGGCCCAGGAGTTGGGTGAAGAACTCTTCGGGGATGACGGTGATCTCATCCACGTATGCGCCGGCGACGGTGAGGCCGCGGAGAACCTTCTCCGACTTCGCGTCGCTCGCGCCGATGACGTAGACGGTGCGGCCGAGGATCGTCCCCGACGGGGCGCCAGCGGTGTAGCTGACCTGCTGGGCGACGATGCCGAACAGTGACTCGTCTTGCAGCGGGGCGAACACGTTGCGGGCTGCGGTGTCGCGGGTGCGTGCGACGACGACGAGCTGACCGCCGGTTGGGGCGACGGCGACGAACATCAGGAACCGCAACAGGGACCCGAGGGTCTTCCCCGATCGGATCGACCCTTCCCACACGGCGACACGCGTGCATGACTCACGGATCGACGCGACCTGTGCCTCCGACAGCAGGTCAGGCATCGGTCGGTCCGGTCACACCCATCAGCGACGCCAGCCCGGTCAGCATCGACACCGCAGCAGCCTGACCGGGGTTCGTGCCCTCCACGACCTTCGACGCCTTGTCGAACGCGATCCCCGCCGTCGTCACCGCGTTGCGGATCACCTCAACCGGGGGACGATCCAGCTGGTGCTCGTTGTAGTCGTTGTCCCTGCCGCCGAACGCATACACCAGGTACGGGCCGTCGAGTTGGTCCAGGAGGTCGGAGGCTGCCACGACCATCTTCTGCGCCAACAGCAGCCGAGCCTCAGCCATGTCGATGACGTGCGCACGGACAGCGAGAGCAGTCTGCGACCGGTCAAACCTCAAGTCGTTCTCGCGCGCCCACTTCGACACGGTCGACGGGGAACAACCCAGCTCGCGTGCGATCGCGTTGCAGCCGTGGCCGTCCTCATACAACGTCTGCGCGCGTTTGGCGTCGAATGTGCGCGGCGCGGAGTTGCCCATGGTTGTCGGTCCGTCTCAGCGGCGCCTGGCCGCGTTTGAGGGGTTCCGCTCGCTGTGGGGGATCGACGCGGGAAAGAAGAAGCGCTCCGGCCGTGTGGCTGCGGAGCGCTATCTGGTGGGATTACTCCCACGTTGAGTAGTGAACAGTGCCAACGGTGCCAAGTCAAGCTGCGTTGCGGGCGTGTCGCTCTCGTTCTATGCGGTCGTGGCGTTTGAGGAGAGCCGCGGTGAGGGTGGAATAGCGGATGCCGTGTCCGCGTTCCCCTCGGAGTTTGCTGGTGTCGAGCTGGTACTCGGCGATGACGCGCCAGATGGTGCGTTCGGAGACTCCGGTGAGTCGGACGGCTTCGGCGATGGTGACCCACTCGTCGGAGGTCATGAGGTCTCCCGGTACTGCTTGGCGTGGCCGGCGAGGAGGCGGGCGCCGTTGATGGACACGCCCAGGGTTGCGGCGATCTGGGGCCAGGTGGTTCCTGCTGCGCGTTCGGCGTTGATGGAGTCGCGGAGCATGGTGGGGAGGTTGCGGCGGATGGCGGCTACTTGCTCGAGCGGGTAGGGCACTTCATGATGCTACTACTTCGTGAGGTGCTACCTCAGGAGGTGCCTTTCAGTCGTTTCACGGTGGTCCAGTGGCGTCGTTTCGCCCGCTCTTGCCTGGCGGCTTCGGTTGTGGCGGCGTCGGCGACGGTGAGGGCTTCGGCGACGAGTGCGATTGCGTCGGTCTGGGTGGCTTGGACCTGCTGGACGAGTTCGGCCTCGCGGGCTTCCTGCATCAGCACCGTCTCGACCAGCTGTGCGTGGGGGAGGCTGTCGATGGTGGTCACATGCTCGACCGCTGCGGCGATGGCTGGTTCGGAGTCGTCGGCGGCTTCTGCCTCAGCTGCGACCTCGGCGACGAGTTCAGGCGCCAGCGCTGCGAGGCGGACGGCGTTCTCCCAGACTCGCCGGCGGTACCGGTTCCTGGCCAGGTAGGTGATCGTGACAGCCAGCCAGATCAGGCACCCGGTGGCGAGGATCGCGCAGGTGAGGACGATGGCGCCCCAGAAGGTCATGCGCCTGCCGCCTTCGGCCGGTACTCGGCAGCACGAGCGCGGAGCCAGTTGACGTGCTCGGCGGCAGGCACTTTCGGCCCGTAGTCGTAGGTAGCACCGGGGAACATGTCACCGGGCGCGGGCTGGATGTCGTGCTCAGCGAGAGCCTCGGCCGCCGCTTCGAGCGTTTCGGCGCGCACCTGGTCGAGTTGCTCATCCGTGTACGCGTGCAGGGTGACAGCATCACCCGGCCGGTCGGCGGGGACGAGAACAGCGAGCACAGCATCCGCCATACGCTGCGAACCCTCTGTCGACGTTCCGCCGCTGTGCTTGAGGATTCGCCTGAGCACGCTGGGCGAGAACGTCTGCAGGTCGATTGCTCGTGCGATCGTTTCGCGGTCTGCTGTGCGCTGGACGGCGGGCGTCTCGCTCACGACTCGTGCCCCGAATCTGATGGTGCTGTGCCTTTGAGGGCCTTTCGGATGCAGTCCGCACACAGGTGCTTCTTGGGCTTGGCATCGCTGACGACTCGCCATCCGGCGTGCTCCTCGGTCATTTGACCTTCGAGCTCACGCGCGACGTGGCAGCCGTCGCAGGTCTGCGTAAGGGTGAGTGTCATCGTTCCCCCTCCGGGTCGGCGGGGGCACCGAGCACACCTGACGCGAGCAGCGGATCGGCCAGACCGAAGAACAGGCTCTGCACGACCGGCCCGACCTCCGCCCACGCGATAGCCGGTTCGCCCGGACGAATCGAGCGGTACAGGGCCTCGGCCAGCGTCTCGCGGTCGGGTGCGACCGTCACCCGGTCAGCGGCGGGATGCCGCAGCACACCGTCCGGCTCACCGAATAGCACCTCGTGAACTTCCCGAGCGATGTACTGCCCCACGTTGCTGCTGAGCACACCAGCATCCGTGTCTCCACAATCGGCGTACACGTCCTCGATCGCGCGTTGGGCGAGGTGCGAGAACGCCAGCATGAGCGATCCCTCGTTGCGCGAGATGCCCAGGTTCGCGTCCGGAGCCAAGGCTCCCGCGAGTGATCGCGACCCATCATCGAAGATCGCGGCCTCCAGTGCGGCGCGTTCGGCGGCGGTCTTGTCGTCAGCCACGGGCGGGCGCTTCGAGCCTTCGGTCTTCCGGGGGTCAGCCACAGTTTCCTCCGATCACGGTCAGTACGACGAACAGGGCCGTGAACACGACGAAGCTGCTCACGAAGATCAGAACCTTGGTCGAGGTCTTCATCAGTTGCCCTGCTCCGCGTCGTACTGCTCTTTGGTTCGCGGCTCATAGGCGCAGACATCGACGCCGGGGCGTGCGCTCACCAGCGGGTAGCGACGGCCACGTGGATCGATCAATGGCAACGGGTCGGTCCACGGCTCGGTGTCGTCCTCTGCATCACGTCGAGCCGCCACCATTGCCTCGTACGGGCTCGGTTCGGCGGCACCTTGCGAACCACGAGAGAGGATCGCGTGCACGTCAGCCACGTAGCTCTGGGGATCGAAGGTCTGGGGCAGCGAGGCCAGCGCCTCCGCGATCTGGGCGTCAGCGGCATCCGCGCGTGCCTCCTGCGCCGAGAATCCCGACTCCCAGTTCATCGATGTCAGACGCGCCGTGTCGCGCTGAATCGTCATTGAGGACAGCTCGGCGTTCAGACGGTCAATCTCGTCAGCGGCCTCACGCCAGTCGTCGGCCTCGTTAGAGTCCGTATTGCCCGCACGCGCGCGAATTCGGGTGGTCAGGTCGTCGGTCATGCTGCTGCTCCGATCAGGTTGAGTACTTCGTCCCCGCGACCGGCTTCGATCATCTGATCCGCGGTCAGGCCACCCCACACAGGGCGGGGGGTGTTGAACCAGGCGACGCGTGCGGGGCCGACGCGGCCGATCTGGTCACCGAGGCGGTCCCACACCCGAGCCCGCATCGTCTCGACGTCGGTGCGGCCCAGCTGACGGACGACACGCTTCTCATCGGTGTCGAGGTCCGGCAGGAGGCGGGCGCGTTCCTCCGCCGTGAGGCCTTCCCAGACCTCCTGCGCGTACAGCTTCAGGTCCCAGTCCACGAGCAGGGGGTCGGCCTCGAAGTCGCACACGTCGCACTTCAGGACGCGCTCGGCGAGGTAGTGCAGGGGTGGGTGCTCCCGCACCTGGAACAGGCCGCAACGGCGGCAACGGAGCATCGGCAACGGTTCAGCCGTGTCGTCCATCGGGAACCGGTGCTGAACCGTCTGCACAGCCCGGAAGAACTCGACAGCCGCCTGCGCCGACTCGGCACGCGCAGCGACGACGGCGGCGTCGGCGGTCACCCAATCGACCAGATCATGCGCCGCCGTGCGGACCTCCTCCAAGGTCACGGACGGGGTGAAGCCGTCCATCCGACGACGGAGACGCTCCTTCCCGCCGACCGTCACCCACGCCGGCCACCACGGCTCCTTCGCCGGGGTTCCAGCGTGGGTGATCGCCACCTGCGACAGCAGCGACCACAGCAGGTCAGCGGCCTGCCACGACGCCGGGATGGGAACCTTCGACCCCTGCGCGGTGCGGACACCGTCAACGGACTGCTGACCGCGCTCCACCGAACGAAGATGGGTGATCAGGTCGGCGGCGACGTCGAGGGCCGCGACCCACTTCGGCCAGCAGGTGTCGCACAGCAGCCCGTGCTCAGCGGGGCGGGGCAGGCAGCCGTGGCATGGCTTCGACGGCACAGGCAGGCCGACCTGCTCGCGGGCCTGCATGGTCATCCCCGTCGTCACACCCTCGATGCGGGCAGCGTCCTCGATCTGCGCCCACAGGCACGCCTCGAGATGCTCACCCCGGATCACGCACGGGCGGCCGGGCATGCTGGTGGTGATGCACGGCAACTTGCTCACGCCGTCACCCCGTTCGCGATTTCCAGCAGCACATCGGCGTGGCACGGCTGATCCAGCGGGCACCAGCATGCGAGGTCGTAGCCGTCGAGCATCCGGTGGACCATGATGCCGAAGCCTGAGATGGTCTTGATGTGCTCGCGGTAGAGCTGCACCGCCGTGGCAGGGTCGGGGACCCAGATGGCATCGTCGTGAAGCTGCGGGAAGCGAGTCGGTTCAGCTTTCCCGTCGACTCGGACGTACCAGCCGCCGACCGTGAACGGATTACCCCACTCGGTGGGTCGGGCGACGATCACCGCGTCGGGGTTTTCGGCAGCCAGGGACGCTGCCTGTTCATCTGGATGCGTTTCGGGCTCATGCGGCTTTCCTTCCGGGTTTCGGTTTCGCCCAGTTCGCGAGCTCTCGGGCGATGGAGTCGGCTTCGCGGGTGTCGGCGGGGATCGCGACATACAGGCCCGCATGGCAGCAGGCGGCGCGGCAGATCACTCCCATGGGGACGTGGCAGGGGCATCCGTGGTCGCCGCACATCCACGGTGAGAAACACCGGGCGCAGCATCCCCGCCCGACCCGGCCCTGACCCCGCTCCCAGATCACGCCGCCGCCTTTCGGTGGCATGCGCAGTCGCACCTCACGGCCGGATTCTCCGGGTGCACGCCAGGGCAGTCCGAGTGCTTCGCCGACGACTTTCCGCCGCTCTTGCCCAGCGCGCTGGCCGCCCAGTTGCACCACGAGAGGCGGATCGGTGCCCCGTCTTTCCCGGGCATCAGACCGACCCACCCGGTGCTTGCAGATCCGGCGTCCAGTCGTCATGCGCTGACGCGAGCACACCCCAGCGGTGCAGCATCCCCTTGTATTCCAGCGGTCGCCAGACTTCGATCTGACCGACCGGGATATCCGCTTCAGCGTAGAAGCGCGTGGCTCCGCTGCCGACTTCCATCCGCACTCCTCGACCGAGCGCAGCAGCTTGCTCGGATGCCTCGACTCGCTGCTCCAGCCCGAACGACATCGGCCTGATGTCGAGGTAGTGGTTCCGGCGCTCGTAGGCTTCCTGCTTCTCCAGCAGCGTCATCTCGTCCCAGGTCTTCTCCAAGATGCCGAATCGGTCGATCTCGGCCTGCTCAGCCGGGGACGGCGCGAGCGCGGGACCCTTCGACTTCCCGCACGCACACACCAGACCGCCGCCCGGTGTGCGCCAGTAGTCGTGCTCGTGATCAGCCATGCGCAGCGATCGCCTTCACCTCAGGCATCGGCGTCGCACCGAAGCGGGAACGCAGCTCCTGCTCCGCCAGCCGCTTCGACCTGGCCAGCACTTTCGCAGTGACCTCGACCCCGTCCGCGATCGCCAGCTTGATCGTGAAGTTCCGCTCGCGGCCAGGAGCCCCGAGCATCTCGGTGATCTGCTCGTACACGCGGCAGTAGCCGAACCGGTCGGCGAGCCTGCCGGCGTCCTCGAACAGCCACTGGATGCGCGGGTCGTCGATCTCGATGCCCCCTTCGGGCACCTGACCAAGAGCGCGCGCTGGCTTGGCGACGGATTTCCATGCGATGCGGAAGACTGAGCCGCCCGACGCCTTGCGAACGTTCAGCCCCGACTGCCGGATGCTCGTGACCAGCAGCTCGTCGCCACGCTCGAAGCTGACGGTGCCGTAGCCCTGCACCCGGGAGCCGTACCCGCTGACCTGGGCGATGACGTAATCGCCCTTCTCGATCTCACTCATGCTGCCTGCTTCTCTCCCGCCCACAGGGCGATCTCTTCCTTGCTCAGAACGAACCTGCAATCCGCGCACAGCGGCGACCGGCGTGACAGCTTCACGACGCGAGGGATGCCGCACCGTTCGCACGGCCGAGTCGGCTGCGGGGAATGCTCCCCATGGACGCGACGACGCGGCTCCGGGTCCGTGAGGCCCAACCGCTGCCAGCGGCGACGCCAAGCGAGCTGCTGGTCATTCGACCAGTGACCCATCAGCCAGTCCGCCCGCTCCGTGAACGACGTCAGGCCGGCCGCTTCGAGCTGCGCGTGCAGGCGTTCCTGCTCACCCTGCAACCGGGCCAGAGTCACGCGGGTGCGGATCAGATCGACATCCATCACGCCACCTCGAGACTGCGCTCAAGCGCATCCAGCGACGGAACCCGCGACGCCTGACGTTCCGCCTCGACCGCCAACTTCCGGACCTTCTGCGGCGACCGTTGCGTGCAGCGGACCACGTACCCGACGACGTTCGCCACCGGTCGGGGCGCCGCTTCCACCAGCAGCATGACGAGCGTCACGAGTGCGAGGTCGCTGAGTCCGGCAGCGCCGAAGTCGTTGAGCGCTGACCGGAACCCGACGATTTCCTCGGCCGTGAACTCGCGCACGTTCGGGTCTAGAGCTACAGGAGTAGTTGTTCCGGTATCAGGTTCTATCCCTGACTCTGACTCTGCTACGTTTTGCTGTTGCATTTGCCTAGCACTTGCTACGGCGGCGGCTTTCGCTTTGCCACCCAGTGCGCCAGCCTTCGACCGCTTCTCGTGAAGGTCAGCCTCGTCCTGAGTTGTGAACTGGTGCTCGGCGTATTCGCGGAGCACGTAGGTGTTGCCGTCGAGCAGCAGCAGAGGCCGCTCCGGGTGGGAGTCGAGCAGTTCCGTGAGCGCGCGGACCTTCCAGCGCTTCCGGGCCACGACGGCGGGGATGCGACCGTCGAGCTTCTGGCGGCGGCTGTAGCCGTTCATGGCCACGAACGTGCGGAACGCCGCATCCGACAGCGGTTCGACCTTCGGGTGTTCGTCGAAGTCGATCGGGAACGTCATGTAGAGGCGAGGATCGCGAGGCATCAGGCCACCTCCCGCAACCCAGCACGCCGCTCGGCAGCCTCAGCGTCAGTGATCTCGACGTACCCAGGGCCGTCGCCCCAATCCGCTGCGGCCTCGTACAGCACCCACGCGGGGCGCAGAACACCGCCGATTCCCCGGATCCATCTACGGGCCGGGTAGTCGGCGGGTTCCGCCCACCCCGGAACACCCCAGCCTTCCTCGTTGGCTTCTGCGGGGTGTTCGGTCTTCCACTCGTGGCAAGGAAGCCCGAGCAGTTGCAGGTTCTCCACGACGGTCAGCCCGCCCTGGGAGCGGTTCTTCCGGTGGTCGCGGGCGATCGGCTGACACGACGGGCGCCGGCACCGTTGGCACATGTTCCCGTCGGGGCGTTCTTCCGGCTCGTCGTCCTCATCGTCTTCGTCGAGCGATTCACCCCAGGCTTCCGCCCAGTCGGCCTCCGCGAACACATCGCGCACGGCGGCGGTCAACTCGGCAACGGGGATGCCCTCGCGTCGATGGAGGTCGTAGACCCCGTCCACGAACTCGGTCAGCGCGTTGTCGAGCGCGTCGTCAGCCTCGCCCTGAACCGCGCGCTTGATCCGCTCGGGACGTGTCGGGTTCGACGGATTGCCGCGGTGGCCCTTCGTCCTCCCGCTGGCCTCGAAAGTCGCGTGAAGATGCTCATCCATGGCGGCGCGGTCAACGAACGTCGCCGGGCAGTCGTGGCATGAACCATAGGGAGCGTTCGGGTCTTGCTCGAACCTGCTGCGCATCTCAGGCACGGTCGTCCCCCTGACGGTCGAGGAACGCCTGGTACTCCGGGTCGTCAGGATCCGGTGCTGCGTCGTCAGCAACGGCCGGCGCGAGCTGGTCGACCGTGATCTTTTCGTCAGGGAAGAACTCCGCGACGGGGATGCCCTCGTCGATCGAGAACTTCACCCGACCCAGGTCGGCGAGGTCATCCTCGGTCCACTTCGACGACGGACGACCAACGCGCGTCTCCAGCTGCGCCAGGTTGACCTTGCGCGACTTGAACCAGGCGACCGCGCCCTTGATCCGGTCCGCCATCGGGACACCGCCGCCGGTCTTCATCGTCTCGCGTGCGCGCGTCTTGGCGTCCTCGATGAACCAGTCCGGGATAACCGCGAAGATGCACTCCCGGACAGCGCGGGCACCGATGTTCTGGTTGTTGAGGTAGATGTCGGCCAGGTCGTCGAGCTTCTTCCGGCCAGCCTTCGTGTCCTTCGCGTGCGGAACCAGGAACGACCGCGACGAGCGGACGTTGTTCTCCTGATCCCACGCCCACGCCTGCATTTCAGACTCGCCAGCGACGTCGTCGCGGCGCAGCTCGCGCACCCCGTAGTCAAGGTTCCGCCATACACGTGCGAGCTCGCGGGCCAGGTGGACAGATCCGCCCGCGCCACGGTTGGGGACTTCGTAGAAGGCGCGCTGCGCGACGGTGAGGGAACCCATCGACTGCTGCATCCCGGACACGGCGGAGTCGATGTCGCGGGGGAACTCGAGCGCCACCCGGACGGCGGCGGCGACTTCGGCGGCGGCGCGGGTCTGCTCGACGAGTGACCCTTCGGATGCTCGGGGCTTGCTGGGGAGGTTGACAACATCAGACATGCGAGTAGTCCTCTTCGTGCTGGTAGACGTACCAAGTGGGGGGAGTGACGAGTTGGACCTCGTCGGGGAGGCCGGGCCAGATGCCCGATGCGACGCATTCGGCGTAGACCTTCCGGGCGCGTTCGGCTTTGACGCGGCCCATCTCGGTCCAGACCATCGGCAGCTGGTACACGCCGACGAGGTACGGCGGCTCCTTCTCGACGGCGAGGAACAGCAGCTCGGGCTCGAAGCCGACCGGCATCGGCCCGGTGATGGCGTTGAGGGCGTCGAGGTACCACTGCCGCTGCACGTCGTAGCCGTAGTCGGCGATCGAGCGGGTGAAGCCGCGCTCTGACGCGTCACGGGTGGTCTTGACGTCGACGGCGATGCGGCGGCGGTCACCCTGCTCGGGCAAGAAGTCGAACCGAGCACGGACGTCGATGCCGTCGACCTGAGCGAACACGGAGGCCTCAGCGGCGCCCGGCTGTTCCAGCAGGGCACGTGCGGTCGTGTGCCGCAGCACCGCCTCCGCCATGTCCGCGATCGGCTGGAAGTCCTCCTGCTTCAGCGGGATCTGACCCTTCTCGCGGGCGTCAGCGATGAACTCCTTCGCCTTCGTCGTGGACGCGGCACCGTTGCTGGCCAGGATGTCTGCAGGGATCACGACGGCCTCGTAGCCAGTGCCGAGCACCTGCGAGTGCAGCGCTGATCCGATGTCGAACTTCTTCGACGGCTGCACCAGCGGCGGGTGGTCCTTCTTCCACCGGTACACGGCTGGCGTCTCGGACAGGATGATGCGAGCCTCGGTGCTGCTCAGCTCGGGCCGGTTGTGGTACTCCCACTCGGGGAGGTCCTTTACGATCCCGGACAGCTTCTCGGCGGTCACGCTGCCGCTCCGCTCTCCGCGTGGCATGGGCAGTCGCATCCGGTTGGCTCGTCGTCGACGTCGCACCAGGCGTCACCGCGGCAGGCAGCGTGCTTGCCGTCGCGGCAGTCCGGGTTCAGGTGATCGTCGCGGATCGTGATCGGGTCTTGCATGGGGGGAATGGCTTTCGAGTCGGCGGCTGGGGTGAAGCGGACCTTGCGTGCAGCGCGCCGGTGCCGGATGTGCCGCAGCGCGTCGGGCGACAGGGGCACCGGTCAGGGCTTCGTCGGGTGCAGGATCGCGCCGAGCAGTTCGATGCCCTCAGCGATGTTCTGGTCGCGGACCTTCGCGTACTTCGAGCCCTTGAGGCCCTCGGCGTAGATCGGGAGCAGCTTGGCCTTGACGGCGTAGTAGACGTCGAGCCAGTTCATACCGGACCAGCGCGACCACTTCGCGGCAGCGTCAGCGGCAGCG